CTATCTTTGTATTGATTTGTTCCACCATATTGACCTACACCAGTCACATATGCCATTTCACCCCAATTCAGACTGCTTGGTTTCGCAGTTCCAGAGGAGCGTTTGATTCTAATAATACTAGCCACTTAAAAATTTCCTCCGTTGATGTCTAAGTTCTGTGTTGCACCTGGAGTCAACTCCAATGTTGCGTCAAATTTTTTCGTCAATGCATTATAAACTAGTACCATTCCATTTTGTGGATTGACTACGTTAACGTCACTTAATTCTGATAATGATAGAGTTGCAGCACCTGCAAGTGAAGAAATCACTTTGGTAGCATTCTGTTGTCCAACTCTTACTTTGATATCTGCCATCTAAGTTAGCAATTCAGATCTAAAAAGTATTTATATTTACTAAGACGTTATCTTTGAAGCAAGGTCATTTAGCATAGATTTGAGAGTTTCTATTTCTTGCTTCATAGAATCTAGTTCTGCTTTTTTATCAGAATTTATTCTACGAGTATTGATGTAATCATTATAAGCTGCACTATCTGTATTGATAATTGCATTTGAATTTTCATCACGAAATAAGTCTTTGTGTCCTTCTACTCGTATCATGGTAAATCTACTCCTGTAACATCTTTTATAAAGTTTTTTCTTCTTTTTTTCTTATCTTCCCTACTAGTTCCAGTTTTATCAATAATGTCCATTCCTTTCATAATTTCGTCTTGTCCGATGTTTTTCATCCCATCTACGGTTCTGATAATCTCGGATATAAGTTGATTGTATGTTTTCATTATGCTAAAGCAAGAACCCTCATATCTCTTAGTCTAACTGGTGCACACTCATTTGTTGACATCATTACAATTTTGATTGTAAATCCAGTGAACTGCTCTAAATCATCGACTGTAAATTGATACTCATTAAATTCATCAAAACCACTAGGTTTGACACGAGCGTCTGGTCTACCATCATTGTTCGCTTCATCAATAACTTGATCACCAAATCCATCTCCATCTGTATCAAGCAAATTTTTGAAGCCAGGAAATGCTCTATATGTCAATGATACTTCAGAAGAATCTGCACTATACAATCTATAGAATACTCTAAAGTCTGCATCTGGTGGAACATTCGCACCAATAAGAACTTTTAATGAAGTTGCTGCTTGTTCTAAATCAACTCTCTCCGATACAAATACTGAACCGTGAGGATCATTTAATATTTGATTTGTGCGAGAATCAGTCGCATAATTTTCTAATCCGATGGGATTATTAATTTTGTTTCTACCAAATATGAAGGTTGCATTTTTTAAATCAATAATTGGTGATAAATTTCTATCTCCACTTGCTAATTCCAAATCCAAATAGAATGATTTTTGTTTTGGAAGTGCAGTCAATTTATCTTCGTTTACTGTTGATGTAATCAATCTTGGAGTTTCAAAGAATTTAAATGTATTAAGTGATATAGGTTGAATTCCTTGATCTAAGAATGATACTTCGGAACCACCTGCACTTGTTCCACTAATAGTTCTTACAAAAGCACTTAAATCTGTTTTTGTACCTGGAGTCATAAAGTTAATTTGAGGTTTAAGATTACTAAACTGGTGATTCTGTGAAATTTTTGTATCATTTCCACCAAATGCTTTTTCATCTCTAAAACAGAGTAATGAATTACCAGTTCTTTGATTTAAAGGATCTAGAGAACTACGATCTACCTCAAGATAGTAATTGTCAATATCTGAATTATCTTTGAGTGTTGTATTAGTTGGAATGGTATGAACAGTATTAATTCCTACTAATGAAACTCCAGCTGCTTCATATGTTTGTATACTTGCTCCCTCTGCGTGAGGTAGTGCAACTGTGTTTAGGACACCTCTTGTAAGTGTGAGTTGTCCAGTACCAACAACATAAGATACTATTTCCTCCTCTATTAATGCCTCACCTCTGTCTGTTGAAATTCCTGAGAATGTTGAGAATGGCACAGTATTACCTAATGATACGACAGTGCTTTCTGCTGTTAGTGATGAGGTAGATGGAACAATGAGAGTATCTGGTTTTACATTTTGAATTTCAACTTTATTATTTGCTCCGTGATGAGCATGATTATATTGTGTTACCTCTAATACGTTACCTGCATATAAGTCACCATTTTGTACTGAGTCTCCATTTACAAAAACATTTGTTATAACTGCTCTTGTATCATTACCAACACCATAATCAACCATCGGTTGATCATTTGTAAACTTCTCTCCCTGAACATCAGTAAGATATAAAGTATCAAATGTTGTATTGATTGTATCTACAACGAACTTCAATCCAGCACCTCTAGTTACCTTGTTGCTGCTATTATCAACAGTTAAAACATCACCTACTTGATAACCAGTTCCTGCAGCGTTAATTGCTACAGCAGTTACTACCTCATTAGAAACTGTAACATTAACTGTACACCCGCTTCCACTTCCAGTTAGAGATACTGTTGGAACAGCAGTAGTACTACTAAATGCATATCCTGAACCACCCACAACAACTTCCTCTGTTGCAATAGGAGCACCCTGTCCTTCAATGATACCTGTTACACTTTGATCCTCTGAATCACCAGCAGCACCTGTACTTACTTTTCTACCAATTGGGAAATTAACACTTGTTCTATTTCCACTACCATCAATAGTAACTTTTAATTTTCTAGGTAATGAACGAATAGGATTGTTAATTAATAGTTGTGTATTTTGATTTCCAGGTTCAATTGGTGTATTAAACATTCTAGCTGAACCTTCGCTAACAAAACTTGCTTTACGAAGTTTGAAGGTCAAATCTTGATTTTGGCTTGCAGTCCAAATTGTACCATTCTGAGATTTAAACAAACTACCACCAAGATACTGCTTTGATACTACAACACTTTGAACATCAGGTAATTGAGTTGTTTTAACTGATTTTTGACCCATTGTAGCACACCACATTGTGTACTTATCGGTTGAAGCAGATAAAAATACTAATGCAAATTCTCCTCCTTGTGGTAAGTATACTGGTGATGGGAATCTAAATGTAGTTGGTACAGAAGCATCATCTGAAACATTAATATAATCTGGACTAACAACAATCTCACAAAAATCTTGAACTAAATCATGAGTTGGCACTCCTAGATCCATAGTTCTTAATTGAACAGTTAATTTAGCATTAGGATCTTTAGATGCAAAATATACATCAAATGAAGTTAAAAATGCACCAGTCTCATTTACTGTAAATGACTGGCATAACGGATCTCTTCCACCTGATTTTAATTCACCTCTTCCTCTTCCTCTTCCACCTCTTCCTTTTCTACCCCTTCTTGCTCTCGCCCTTCTTGCTCTTCTTCTTTTAACTCTTCCCCATCCACCTCTTCTTCTCATTCTATGTCCACCTCTTCTTCCTACATTCACTATTTCCTCACTGGTAGTTGTCTCAGTATCAACAGTGACAGTGACCTCATTTTCTTTAACTGGAGGACGAGGTGGATTTCTTACTTGAACTAAATTATCTCTTTGAGTTAAAACAATTCCAGTTCCAAGATAATTACCTGTTGAACTACTTAACATAGCCAAATCACCTGGTAATGGAATAGTTCCATCTGGTTGAGATGTAACTTTAAATGTTTTTGTTCCTGATGTAAATAAGGTTGGTGGTTTTGGTATCTTATTTGCATTTCTAAAGAAGAACGCACCAATCAAATCTCCCCAGTTATCTGAGAATAAAGTAGTGTCAGTAACAGTTGCCACAGCACCGCTTGATTTACCAGTTAATTTTGCACCTTTAACAACGTAACCAAAATATTTTTCATTATTAGCTAATCCAATTACATCAGTGTTGAATAATTTTGAAGTTGCTGAATAAGTTGCTGATGGTGCTGGTCTAGTACGATCAAAGGGATCAATAACATATTTTTCAACAAGTACATTCGGTGTACCTAATGATGACCTAACCTCTGGTCTATTTTCGTCACCGTACTTATGATTTGGTTCTTGAGATCTTATGAGACCAATTTCTTTTCCGTTTAATTCTACTTTGACATCTTCAAATACAGAAAATGTACCTGAGTTCATTTCAATCTCAATTAATTTAGGAACTATATCTGGAACACCACTATCTAAAAAATGATAGTGTTTTGTAAGAGGTTTCAAACCACTAGCGTAGAAACCAACGTTTCTAGATCTCATAAATGGATCTACAATACTTGATATCTTTGTGCTCTCTACATAATCCCTTTCATCTGAAGGACCAACTAATGTATTTGTAAAACTTCTCTCAATTCTGCGAGTTACTTGAGTTGATTTAGTTGTTTTTCTTCTTCTAGTAAGTCTACCACGATAATGATTATACCATCCACCTCTAGTGGTTGTTGTCTTACCTCTGGTTTTTGTATCTGAAACTATATTTGAACTTTCGACCCATCTTGCACCTGTTGACTCTTTTCTTACATTATTTACATATATTGTTCTTGTCCAGTTATCAGATGGAGGATCTAATATTACCTGTCCAGTATAAGCAACCACATTAAATGGATTGACATTTTCTACATCTGTTGCTTGAGGTTGCTCTAACCAATCTACCTCATCATAATCTAATGTAATAAAATCTCCAGATTTCTTACAGTTTGAATCAAATAGTTGTAGGTTAGAATTCATATCTGCAGTCTTTACATCAATTCCTTCATCTAATGCGAGTTCAGGATTCATTGACCAGAAATCAACTGCTGAAATTAATTCCTTATTATCAATATCAACATCACACCTTGAACCACCCTCTTCACTAAAATCAATAAATTCTCTATCCTTGAAGTTATTAACTACAAAACCAGTTTTAAATCTATTCAAACCGTCTGCATCTTTAACATTAAATGATTTTGTATCTAATTCTAATGCACTTAATGAAGTTAATTTTTCTAAATTTTCTATTCTTTTTTCAAGTGCACCAATATCACGCATTGTGAATCTACGATTATCCTTCAATCTTATCTCTGCATCACTTATGTCATACAAGTAAGGTGGAAGAATAATTGTTGCTATTTCCATACCATCACTATTGATTGATGGTTCTACAGGATTTTCCTCAGATTCTCCTATGAATACTTCTAATCCTTCATCATAATCCATCACTAGTTTATCAATTCTACCAAGATAATGGTTTAGACCTATAAGTGCACTTTCATTTGGGGTGACTATAAATGGATTTGTTGATTCAAAAGCTCTCGCACTGAATGAAAATGGTGACACACCACCACCAGTATATACAAATGGAGATACTCTAGGTCTAAAATCGAGAATATCTGATGCAGCTATTCCATTTACAAAAGGAAGATCTTTAGCATATCGGTCTGAGGGATATGAATTGACAGTAAAGAAATCTCCACTATTACCACTTTGAACCTGATATTGGTCATATATGATTAGAAGTTTTTTAGCTGGTATAGCAGCATGAGAATTTCTGATAATTTTAGAGTAATCACAATATTGTGCTTTATGTCCTTTTTCTAATGTATAGTTACTTGTTCTATCAACAAAGTTACCAACAGTCACACCTTGCAAAATAGTCTCAACGGATGATTCGCTAAAATTAACTATTTCTCCGATAGTAAATCTATTATCATTTAAATATACAAAATCAACAGTATTTGCAGTTCGACTCACGATTTGTCCAATTGCACGACTATCTTTACCCTTTACTTTCTCACCAATTATTGTACTCGCATTTAATGATAAACCACTTACAAATGTTAATTTATCTAAAACTGGTGTATTTGTGTCTTTAGATTCATATACAGCATGTATTTTTACAACATCAGGTACATTGAGTGATATCTCATCATCTTCTACTCTTAAACCATAAGCTCTACTATGACTTAATCCACTAAATGGTGTTGCAACTCCTTTAGTTCTAGTCACCTCAAGTGTTTGACTTCTTAAATAATCTTTTGATTTACTAGTTATTCCAAGTTTTTTTAGTGTTACGTTAACTGTTGCATTACCTGAAGACTTACTTAAACCAGAAAAGGTGATTGTATTTGCATTGTTTGTAATTGAAACTTGATCTCCTCTTAATGGTTCAGTTGTACCATCACTATAATGAATTGAATATCTTTCTGTATCGTACGGCTCAAAGAAAACACTTGTAATTCCAACTGAAGTTGTTAAACCGACTGAAGAGTTAAATGTTATTGTGCTATTGTTTATATTTGTAGGTCCACCAGTTATTTGTTTTGAAATTGTTAAGTCTGATGTTCCAAAATCAACTAATGCCACATCTGATTTAGGTAATTCAGCATATATTCCAGATGTCTCAAGATTTAAAACTTTTGGAACTTTAACCCTAAATGTTGAAGATGTTGTTTTGTTTGTTGCAACTGTCCCTCCAATATTAATACCAGATACACTTGTTGTTGGTGCTAATGTTAATGTTTTACCCTCAGTTGATATATTCGTTACCTTGTTATAAACAGGTACTGATGATGCTCCATCGCTAAATGATAAAATTGATCCTGTTTTTATACCAACCTTTCCCGCAAAGTTACGATTTGCAGCAGTAGCAGCTGTTCCTACAACGTTGATTGTGTCACTTACAGAAAAACCATTCAATACACGGTCATATAATACAGTATCAGCACTGAAATCAGATAACATACCTGCATCGATTCCATTTGAATCCTGAAAAACAGATTTAATATCATCAATAGTGTATGCAACTATTTCTTTTATAGATGGTTTTTCATATCCACTTAATCTCTCATTTATAACTAATTGCTCTCCTACGATAAATGTCCCTGTTGTTTGAGATACTACTATCTCATTACTTCCTGTTACACCACCATTTTTAGCAGCAAAACCTTCAGCACCACTAGATAGACCTCTTATTTTAAAACCCTTTACTACACTAGATGCTGTAAAAGCACTACATTTTAATACAGTAAATGTTTGAATATCATAAAGATATAAGTCAAAACTAGAAGATGCATTTTTATAAGTATCATCAGTAAGAGAATAGTAGTAAACTCTTGCTTCACCTACTTGAGGACCGCTAAAAGTATTACTACCTCCTTTTCTATCTCCATGAAGTTGAATTGTATTGCCTGATGTTCCTCCAATACTTACAACAGGGACTCCTTGAGCGTTGTTTACCCTTATTAAACTTCCCATTTCAAATGGGACGGATATTCCTTGTATATTTTGAGTATCCCTTGGTTTTTCAATATCTAAAACAGTTGTACCAGATATTTCAACATCATAACCTTTTACGTATGCTCTGCCTGGTGCAACTTTAACACACATTAAATCATCATCAGGTATGTTACCATCATCAGTAAATCTATCATCGGTAAATAATCCATCTGAATCAATTTCATCATTTAAAGATTCTTGAATATTTACAGTAAATGGTTCGACAGCGTAGTCTCCTGATTCATCATAAGTCCTTTTTGCGAAATATCTTTTTATTTCACTGTAAATGGTCATATCCTGTAATTTTTTGATACCACCATTATCAATCCTCATTAACTCTACAAAGTTTGTATCTTCATAGTCAGTTAATGCTTTTTTAGATAGTTTTACTGATATTTTAAATCGATCTGCACCTGGTGCAGCAAAGTTTGTAAATCCTTTTGCATTATCGTATAATGAAGGATCATCATTTGAGTTTATAATTTCTTCAGATATATCAAAACCGACTCTATAAGATGGATTTATTGAATATGGTTCAAGTATTATAAGTGATGATGGTACATCAACAAAACTTCCACGCAAGAAATATACACCAGCATTTACTCCAAACGCAGAACCAGTTGCAGTTGCATCCTCTGATGCTAGTGTTAAAACAGTTTCACCAATTGTTATTGTAGTATTACCATATGTAAGTGGTTCTTCCAATACTAATATTTCACCATCTGGAAACGCTGCACTCTCTCCGTCAGTTCCAGATTGATTATATTTTAAGAAAATTGTTATCTTATCTACACCTTCTGCTGGAGGTAGTATAAAATTTTTAATTGTTGCAACTATTCCTGAATTTTGACCTCTTACTCTTAAACCCTTACCTTCATTTGCTGTGATTATATTGTTTAAATAAATTGAAACATCAATGCCGAGATGTGTATCATTTATTTTTGCAGAAAAATATGTATTATCATACTCGATGGCACCAGGTATTACCATAGAACCTTCTTTAAATAGGTGTTTACCAAAAGATTCCACCTGATTTTGAAGAAGTGACTGTAATCCAGTTAATTCTCTAGCCTGTACTGGATATCCAGGTTTGAACAGGATTTTATAAAATTGATCATCCTTATTAAAGTCATCATAATAAGGTGATATATTTAAGTTGGTCTTTTGTGGCATTTTTAGAATTCGAGTATGATTTTAATGTCTTCCTTTTGACGAGAGTTCCTAACAATTAATGGTCTATTATCTAGGTAAACTATTTCACCCGACCCTTTATTTATCTCAGAATTAGAGAGTCCCGAAATAAAGTTAACTCCCAAGTTAATTAATTTATTACCTGTGGGATTTGTTGTGATTCCAGAAAACGCACGGGAAATAGCACCAGAGAAGAATGAACTCTTTCCTGTTATATTGTTTGATCCAACAACTGATTCAAAATCATATATTCGACCAGCGGTTGAAATACCAGCATAGTCAGTATGATCATATGTTGTTCTATTAAAGTTAAGAGAACGATCTCTAAAATATTTTAATACTTTAGTTTCTGAGTCGTATGAGGCAATATAACCTGTTGAAACTTTTCCAACATTAGGAGATACTGTTAATACTTGTTTAATTTCTTCACCAACTTGTGGAACTCCAGTCACTGTATCAAATTTGACTGCTTGTAATGAAGAATAAGTATTATCAGTATAAGTAACTGATGTTCCTACTTTTGTAGGATTCTTCACAACACCAACTTGTGAAAATTTTGTATCTATTGGAAAATCTTTTGTTGAATCATCAAATCGAGCATAAACTATTACTCTATCAGTTCCTAACTCAGTGTAAACATCTGAGCCATGTCCTAAACCTGGTGGAATGATAGGAACAAGTTTAGCACGACCAGTCGAAGTACTAACACCACTACTTAATGTACCTAAATCAACAATACCATAACTATATCCTTTTCCTCCAGCACTGACTGTAACATCTGTTATTGTACCATTTACAACGTCAACTCTTGCTTTTGCTCCCTCACCATCACCGATTATATCAACCTCTTGACTTAAACCATTTGCATATCCACTTCCAGCATTTTCAATGTATACGTGCTTTATTTGGTTTTGGTTTACGTTTGAATCTCCATTTTCACGAACTGCTCTTATTTGAGAGTCTTGACTGGAACCCCAACTATTTGGGACAGTAATAAATTCAGTTGAGTCAAATTTAATAATATCACTAGGTGAAACAGTGAAAAGATACTTCCAAAGATATCCGTCACCGCTGTTTCCTGCTTTTGATGGTTCCAAGTCTGTGAAAGTTGGTTCATCTTGGGATACGTTGCCAAGAGGGTTAGTTCCTGTTGATCCATTATCAATACAAACGTAAACTTTAAAGTCGGAATTAAGTACGTAGTAGTTCGCATC